GCTTTCATTCTTTTGCTCCAATGTTTCCTTTTTGTCTAAATCTTCAATCAGAGTACGAACAGATTCGTTTATTTCAAACAATTTGTCTTCCTCTGTTTGTTCTCTCAAACTATAAATAGATTCGTCCCCTTCATAAACACCCTCCGACATACCAACGAATCCTTTCCCGAGCGCTTTTAGGCCATCGGCGTAGCCTGGGAATAGGTTTCTAGGGACGGCTCTTGCTTGTTCTGGGTGGCGCTCATAACCAAGATGGCGCTTTTTTCCACCGTCTTGTCGTCCATCTTTTCCTTTCTTGACGGGATAGTAGGGTTTGCCCTTTGAACCTTTAGTCGTGTATCCTCCAGCATAATCACGCTTGCCTGCTGGGGGTGTCGCCAACAATGAGCTTGGTTTTTCTGCCCCTGCTCCTGCTTCGCCGCCAGGTGTGGGTGGTGTTGCTGGGCCCGCTTCGCCGGCCGGCATTTCTGGCGGGAGGGGGGTGCCTAGGCCGGCTCCAGGAACGGGGGCGCCCAGTCCTCCGCCGAGACCACCGGCGCCCAATCCGCCAGTTTCTGCCATGGCCGCCGCTTCTGCCACACTTTGCAGTGCTGCATCGTGTTTGCGGTCGTAATACATTTCACGCTGGCATCGTAGGAATTCCTCATGCGACATCGCAAATACATGCTCGGCGAGCCAGCGACGAGAGAAGAAGCCCTCGGTGGCGGCCGCGGCAGTTTCAAACTTTAATCTCCAATGTTCGAGTTCTTGAAGTTCTGCTATTCGAGAAGGATTGTTGAGCGAAAGAGAAAACCCAAGCAGATCATCGCCGCGGAAACCCAAAGTATAAAGATGGATTATTGCAATCTTTGTGAGTTCTGTAATGAGAACTCTCTGCAATCTCTGAATGGTTCTCGAAAAACGAATGTCCTTTTGTGCTAAAGTTGTCTTATCCTCTTCCGCTCCGTCGCCCATTGTCAGATAAGATTGAGGAATTTTAAGAGCAGAGAACAATTTATCACGCAGATACTTGATGTCATCGATTGCTGTGATGTTCTGCGCACCAGCAAGCGAAACAATATCTGTTGCAGATCCGGCGCGGACTGGAATGAAATAGTCCTCCTCAATGCTCATCGGATTATAACGAAGATCGATGCGACCACTGGTGGGATCGACGACAGAATGTCTCTTAAGTTGTGTTACGACTTTCTGCATATACTGCTCCACATCTTGTGGGGGAATGCCTCCAACGTCAATCTTAAACACTCGACGTTCTGATGAACGAATGACGCGATAAGCCATCATTGCATCTTCCATCAGCACTAGCTGGCGCCAGATGCGTCGTGATGCTTCAAGAATAGAGGTTCCATATGGCATGTACTTGTCATTGCCTAGAATTCTAAAATGAGCAACCTGCCAGTTTTCAAAGGTCATTCCGGCGCTATTCCACTGGTATTGGATATAGTTAGGGTTTGTGCTATCTTGGCCTTCTAATCTTTCCACTTCTTGTGGAGGAAGCGCAATAACTGATTTTACACCATATTTGTCATCGATGTCGAGATATAGAAAGAAATCCCCATACTTACACATGGTGCGACTCCACCCAAAAAGGTTATATTGCACGTTGAGAATGTTATCGAAGAGAACGGCGAGTACTGCGCGGATTTCTTCATTGGGGCATTTGATGTTTAACATCGGCCGCAGTTCAGAATGGGTCGTCATCTCATCTGCGTAAATATCCAAAGATGAAGCTAGCTCAGGCATATACTCCATTTGGTCAAAATCAATGTACCTCTCGGAGCGTCGCTGATTTGCAATAGCATTGCTAGCAACAGTGTCTAGCGGATTATAAAGTGTCTTCTTAAACTGTTGACCGGAAGCTGTTTTAAATCTAGACGAAAACTTGTCTAAATGTTGCCTTCTAATCCTGCGGCCAGATTGAGACCGATAATTAATAATAGGCCCAGAAAACAATCGTGTTAAAGCTTTGAATAGATTAGTTTCGGGGTTGTTGGGGTTCTTTTTTGGTGGCGCCATAGTTTATCTCACTTTATAATCCACATGAATTCATCATACGTATTTTTTGCTTCCGTCATTTTATCAAGAATACTATCGTCTTTGTAGCCCTGTTGGCCTTTAACGCGCGTATTAAAAGTTGTGTTGCTTGTAATAATAGAATCTACGAAAGCTTTTTGATAGTTTAAATCTCGCGTATTTGCTTGAATCGCAGTGTCGCGCACCCAACAACCAATAGCCAAAGCCATTATTAAATCATCATTATAACCTTTCATAGCTTGTGGTTTCCCATTCTTCCAAATAAAAGTTTTCATTTCGTTAACAATACGCGTAGAATATATCTTAATTAGTTTATTTCTGATAAACTCTTCTAATTTCGCAACTATAAGGGGACGAGTTTTCATGGAGGTGGTAAAGCCCGCCACAGCATTGGTGAGTACTTCTCCTTGATGTTGGTCAATATACTCATGAGTTGACTTAATAGAATAATAAATATTAGGATATCCATATTCTGTCAGCTTGTCCAACACCGTGTAGCCAATACTATTATTCTCGACCACCATCATTGCATTGCCATATTCTCTGCCTACTTGATTAAGCATGTTGGCATATAGATCGGGAGTTATCTTTCCTTGGTACTCTCCAACAATTTCTAAGGTTTCGAGCTTGATCAAATGAAAGGTTGAAAAGTCGGCGCCGTCGCCTCTTGCAACATCAACAACTTGCAAGTAGTTACACGTCGGATCATACTCCTCCCAGATCCAAAAGTTGCGGTCAAAACCAGTGCGATATTTGGGTTCTTTAGCGGTAGTGATCAACCATTCCATACATTCTGGATCAATTACAGTTTCCCCAGACGTGTTGAAATTACATTCAAGCTCTTGTGCGATCTGGCGCTTAGACATGTTTTTGGTTTCTTTCTTATACCACGCTTCGTCGCGCTCGGGATGGACGTCCCAGGAGAGTGTTGTGAGGTTAAAGTTATTAGCACCTACCTGTGCGTCAGCACAGGTTTTATGAAACCAGTTGCCCACTCCGTTGGGGGTAGACAAAGCAATACAGCGTCCACCGGTTGATAGTGTCGGATACAAACCAGTCCACAATTCATCAAGACCTTCAATGTGTGCCGCCTCGTCAAGAACCAAAAGTGACAGGGCTTCCGAACGACCAGCATCACCAGACGTTGATGCCGCCTTAATAGAAGAGCCGTTTGAAAGCTCGAAGGATGTCCGGTTATCTATATCAATGGTAGCAATCTTTAACCAATCTGGGAGGTTCTTCATGATACTCTTAACTTTTTTAACAAGGTTCCCTGCCGTCGCGAACTTTGTTGCCATTACGAGGATGGCTTTGTCGCGATGAAACAGCATCATCCAAACAATATAGCCGGCGGTAATAGTTGAGATACCTAACTGGCGTGCTTTTAAAATGACATTGAAGCGGTAGTCATTGAACTCTTTAAGAAGATCATCTTGAAAGTCATATGTATCAAATAAAATAAGCCCGTGCATCGGATGGGATATACGGGCGTAGGTCTTTAAAAAGTACGAGGGGTCTTTACCGCACTTTAATATTTCTTTTACTTGTTGCTTTTTGGTTAATTGAAAACTCATACCTCTAACTAGAGCTTTCTTCGTATTCTTCATCGCGCAAAAGTTGATCCCAAGCGTTCTGAAAATCCTCTTGTTGCATTAGAAGTTCTACAACTTGTTTTAACTTTAGAGCGGGATAATTATTGGGATCAAGGGTACGCAGATCGTTAGCCATCCTTCGAAAGATCTCGGCATCTGGCATCCTTTCTTCTTCATAATCACTCTCAGTCAAAGAACGTGTAACTTCTTCCTGAATAATCTTCTTTAAGTGGGCCTTGGTGAGTTTCATTTTGTTGTTCTTCCTGGTTCAGGTTTGATAATATTTCCTTTACTTGTTGTTTTTTGGTTAGTTGAAAACTCATACATCATAAGTAGTGATCTTTAAGAGAGAAACGGTGCTAGCTCGGGATAATGCTCAATGACCTTGGCTTTTCCCTTTTGCGTGAAGTATTTCTTCATCCAATATGCCGGCGGACCGGGCTTCTCTTTACGAATGCCTAAGCGTGCTAGCATCCCTGGGTTTAATATTTCCCTTTCATATGCTTTGGTTTCTGCCTGTTGGGCCTCCTCATTCAATCCTGGGGTGTGAGATCCCCACAAGGGATGCGTACGCGCGTCGATTCGGGCGCCCTTATTCCAAGCATTGATAGCTTGCCACGTCTTATTATCTTCAGAATCTCGGTGGCTATAAGCACCGTTAACAAATTCGTTCATCACTTCTTTAACGTTGGGGTAAGGCACGAAGTCGCGCGTGTATCCATGATTCATGGGGGCTGCGACTAGCTCATCCATTTGTTTCCATATCTTCCACATCGCGGTCTTTGCGGCCGCGGTCGGTAGGGTTTCAAGTTCCTTCTTCGCTTTATTCAAGACGGATGATCCTTCGCCGCGGCTGCTTAGAGATTCTCTAAAGGTCGTTCCCTTTAATTCTATTAACTTTCTAGCGGTGTCCCCATCAATATATTCCCCGATCAAATCGTTTAAAAAGCTTATGAAGTTGGGCTTCAATTTGTTAGCGACGGCGTGCGCGTTTCCCAGGTCGATGGCTGACTCCTGGGCTTCCTCCATCTTCTCATCCATGAAGTAGCGCGGATCAATGAACTTCTTGTTTTTTCTTATCACTTCTTTTCAACCTCAGAACCTTTCTTGCGAGTATCGTTCTGAGGGCGCTTGCCTTTCCAGCCACCAAGATCGAGAAACTCACGCCAACTCTTTTCAACGCCATCTACAGAACCTTCGCCAACCATCACAGTTTCTCCCAGTCCGCCGATCTTATATTTCTGGTATACTTGAGCCCAAGAATGAACGCGAGACGTGCTCTGCACAAGCACATCCACTTCGCCTTCCTTTGTGAGGCTCACGGAGTTTCCAGTAACGTTCTTATATTCTTTCTTGAGAAACTTGACAATGTCTGCTACACGCTGCTCCATCTCAGCCTCAAAGCCTGGGGCGTATACTTCCTTAATCTGAAGTTCAGTTTGATAACTGACGCACAGGAGGGGGCCCATGAACCGGATGTTAAAGCCGTCCATCACACGACGGTCAATAAGGGGGTCTCCCTCTTCTCGTTTTAAGCCTGCGGTGCGAACTTCTCCATCGGGGGAAAAGCTTTCGATGTGTGTTCCGTCGTATGCGTTGGCGGCTGCTTGCGCAAGCCCTTGTACCACATCTAAAACTGTAACTGCGTTTTTCTTAGCCATTATTTGGTCTCCATCCTTTTAACCATCTCTCTTCTCTATCCTCTACAAATTGAATGTAGCATTTGTGGCAACAGTCAAACTTGACGAGACAAACATCGTCCATTGATTTTTTTGCAAACGAGTTGCAAATAGGACAACATTTCAAAGATTCTCTATTAAATAGTTTTTTTGATATCTTTATACCATTTACATCCACTTTTTCTTGCCATGCTTCATTTTGCTCAGTCTTTTGATAAAACTCTTTCATTTGTTCGAGGTATTCTTTTTCTTTGGTCTCGTCCCAATTTCCGCGGGGATTCTGGATAGTTTCGCTGCCATACTTTTCTGCGATGGCTTTTTCAACAGCGGCTATTTGATTGGGATCTTCTTTCTTCATTTGCCGGCGGTGACCAAGTTTGTGGCAAGATTAACAACAAAAACCGTGGCAGCAACACCGCCACCAAACCAAAGCCACTTCTGATAGGGCGACTGTTTCTTTAAGACCTTCTGCAACTTTTCAATCTCCAAATCCTTTTGTTCAAGCATTAAATCACACTCATCGGAAGCTGCTTTATAACTTATTTGTGCGTTCTCGAATTCTAACTTATATTTTGTCGCTTGTTTATCTAATTGAAATTCAATTTCCAAATCACACTCCGAACTCCAAAACTCCTTCTCCGACATTAAAATCGCTGTTGCTTCTGGATCGAATAAAACACCCTCAAACGGTGCTGGTTCGAGTTCCCCTAAAACAGAAAACTTTGGCGCATCGGCCAAAGCTATGCTGGATAATAATAGTAAGCTACTCAACATATTCAAATCCAAATAGCGCCTCAACATCTTTT